AGATTTCCTTGGGGATAATGGCCTCATGGTCATCTTCTACATAATACTGAGGTGCGATGCCGTTATTGGCCACACGGGTCTTGTTCAGGATATCGATGGTGCAGGTCTTCTGGAGCAGTGCATCCCCGATGTATTTCTCATTGGTAAGGATTTTCTTAACTGTGCTGGTGTACCACTTCTTATTTCCTGCCCCGGTCAGGATGCCATCCGCTTCCAGTCCATGGCAGATCATATCCATGCTGGCACCTTCCAGATATTTCCGATAGATGCGCTTTACCACTTCTGCCTGCTCCGGGTCAATGATGAGGTGCCCCTCGGCATCCTTGGTGTACCCCAGAAAGCGGTTATGGTTCACCTGCACCTTTCCCTGCTTATTGCGGAAGTCGATGCCCAGTTTCACATTCTTGCTGATGGATTCCGATTCCTGCTGAGCAAGAGATGCCATGATGGTGATCATCACCTCGCCCTTGGCGTCCAGCGTGTTGATGTTCTCTTTCTGGAAATAGACCGCGATGCCCTTTTCCTTCAGCATACGGATGTATTTCAGGCAATCCAGCGTATTCCGGGCAAACCGACTGATGGATTTCGTCAGCACCATGTCGATATTTCCAACCTTGCATTCTTCGATCATACGGTTGAATTCGTCACGCTTTTTCGTATTGGTACCGGAGATGCCTTCGTCCGCAAAGATGCCTGCCAGTGTCCACTCTGGGTTGTTTTCAATCAACTCTGTATAATATTTGATTTGGGCATCGTAGCTGGTGGCCTGCTCATCGCTGTCGGTACTGACACGGCAGTAGGCAGCGACACGAAGTTTCTGCTGACTTGCAAGGGGCACCCCCTTTGCTGTTTTCCGTGCAGGGATGACCGTAATACTTTTCATTCGACTTCCTCCATCATACAACATCTTCCTGAATCAGGCTGTACAGGTACTCCGCCTGCCGCGCAGGGTCATCATAATATTCCTCGATTTTCGCAAGCGTGAAAGCCATGGGCACCGTTTTCTGGACTGTGGGCTTTTTCAGGTTTGTCCTCCCCAACTTTTCTGCGCGATGCCTTCGTGCCACTGCTGCTTTTTCAAAGGTGCTTTTGTCGATAAGCTGCGGATAAAAATTGTCTCCAAGGTAATGCTGATTCGACAGCAGTTTTACCACCATTCCATGTGGGATATGGATGTCAGCTTTTTCAGCGGCTTTGGAAAGCGACATACCTGCAAGATAATTCTGGAAAAGCAGTTGAATTTTCTTCTGAGCAGGCTTATCCACCACAGCTCTGCCATCTACAATTTTGTATCCGTATAGCATCTCAAATTCTTTCCCTAAGCGTCAGCCCACATTTCAGAACAAAGCCGATTTCGTTTCTGGAATAGACTGTAATATAATCTACGAATTGCTGGAAAAAATCCTCGTTCCATTCCTCCAGCATCTCGGCTTTTTCCACGAACTTCAGCAATTTTTCTGTTTCCGCCGTCTGCACTGCACGTGTGGTCCGGCTCTTTTTCAGCGTTTCGATTTCCGATCGGAATTCTTCACACTGTGCCAGCAAGCCATTGTTTTCTCGGCTGTACAGCACCTGGTCGATGTATCCCTGCGCCATCAGACGGGTCAAAGTTTCCCTTTGCTCCGTGTTTTGTGCGACAAGCCCCTGCAAATACTGGATGCGCAGCTGACTTTCATCCTGTAAGGTATTTTTCAGAGCTTTTAAGTAGGGCTTTAAAATCAAGCTGTTTCCGTAAATCAGCTTGTTCAGCATGGTGGTAAACGCCAGCTTAATATCCTCATCCCGGACAGATTGGATGGAGCATTTGGTTTTGTCCGCTATATGTGTTCCACAGCACCATGCGGCATACTTGCCACATTTGCCGGAGTTCACCCTGCGCTTAAATGTGCTACCACATTCTGCACACCGGATGATGCCGGAAAAGGTATAGCGGTTCTGATATTTATTTACGCCTTTCTGAATATTTTTCTCTGCCGCCCTCTGTTCCAGAAGCACTGCAACAGCATCAAAGTCCTCCCTGCTGATAATTGCCTCGTGGTGCTCCTGCACACAATACATATCCATTTCACCCGTGTTCCGGTGCCGGTTGAACTGCTCATCCGTAAAGGTTTTCTGAAGCAGGGCATCTCCCACATACCGCTCGTTGGTCAGCATTCCAAGGATGGAGGTCGATGTCCAGTGGTCGCACCGCTGGGCAGGAATACCATCATCGTTTAGGTCGGCAGCTATCGTTCCTGCTCCTTTGCCAGCCAGCACCTCCGCAAAAATGCGCTTCACCACTTTCGCCTGCACAGGGTCTACCACAAGATTTTTTCCATCCCAGCGGTAGCCATACGGTGCAGAGCAAAGTTTGTAAGTACCATCCTGAAACCGATTTTGGATAGACCACTTGCTGTTTTCGGAAATGGATACCGATTCACTTTCTGCCAAGCTGCTCAGCGTGGACAACAGGAACTCCCCTTCCATTTCGCTGGTGTTCAGGTTTTCTTTTTCAAAATAGATGGGGATGTGCAGTTCCATCAGCCTGCGCACCAGCTCCAAACAATCCGCAGTGTTCCGGGAAAACCGACTGACGGATTTTGTCAGGACGAAGTCGATTTTTCCAGCTTCGCAGTCTTCCATCATGCGGAGCAGATCGGGGCGTTTATCTTTCTTGGTGCCGGTGATGCCTTCATCGTAATAGATGCCTACCAGCACCCAGTCTGCACGGCTGCCGATATAGTTTTCGTAGTAGCTTTTCTGGGCCTCCAGACTTTCCAGTTGGGCATCCATATCCGTAGACACCCGGCAGTAGGCTGCCACACGCAGTTTTTTCTGTTTCCTCGGAATCGGGTCGATTCTTGACACGGTCTTCATGGCATGCCGTCACCTCCTCCATGTTGTATGCTACCGTCAATTCGACTTATTATCAAGCGATTTTCGGCATCAGTTCGGACAGATACGGGTAGAATGTCTTGCGGTTCAGTTCGGTCAATTTGTCGAATTCCGACAACGAGATCAGCTTGTTTTCCAGAAGCAGTTCTGCTGCTTTCTGCGCCATAAAATAATCATAGTCACCCTGCACCTCCTCTGGTGCCCAATTTTTTTCCTGCTGAAGCGTGATATTGCACAACGGTTCTGTAATTTTGCAAACCTGTGACATAGCGGTTCCTCCTCAAACTCAAGATGTAAACCGCTTCAGCTTTTTATGAGAAATGACACCTGTATGTAAAAAGGCCCATGCTTTCGCACAGGCCCTGCGATGGTATTTGCGTGGTAGGGTCGGCCGACCCACCCTGCATTACGCTGCTTTCATCTTCATGATCTGCACTGCCTCCGGCAGGATCAGCTTGCCATCCACACGCTCCTTGCTGACAAATCCTACCAGACCATTGGCAGCATACAGCTCTTTCAGTTCCGCAATGCTCCGGGTTCCGCGGTCGCCGATGTTGTAGTAGGAATAATCACCGAATGCCATGACTGCTGCACCCTTGGCGATCTTCGGCATATAGGCCGAAGTATACACCGGATAGCCCAGAATACGATCAGGCTCCCCTGCGGTCAGCGCAGGCTGCCACAGATAGTTCCCGTTGCTGTCTTTCAGCTTCCGGATCTGTGCCAGAGTCGAATCGCTGGTGATAAATGCGGCATTTTTCCGGTACGGCCGCTTCAGCTTATACACAAGGTCGATGACCTCATCTGCCTTGATGCTGTCTGCGGCGGTCGTAACGCCGACTTCACCGCCGCCGGTGGCGTTCAAGAGGCCCGTGGGCTTATTCTTGCCATCTCCGGTCAGGAACGCTTCTTCCTCGGCATTGCCCAGTGCCTTTGCAAAGCTGTTCAGCAGATAGGTTTCGAGGTTGAACGCATTATCGTACAGCAGTTCTTCCGACACCTTGACCGCCACATGCAGCTTGTAGGTATCCAGAATTACCTGATCAAAGGTTGCATCGGAGAAGATCAGGGCTTCGCCCTCCTCTACCCATGCTGCCGCAGGCTTTACAGCTGCCACATTGATCTTGTGCAGGCCGGTGGTGTTGATGGTCGTTGCCAGTTTTCGGAAGATATTCTCCTGCTCCAATGCCTCGACCAAACGGTGGTCATATTCGTCCGGCACCAGATAGCCGCCGGATTCGTCCTGCCCTTCACGCAGAATGCTGTCCACATCCTTGAAGTTCGTGCGCAGGGCGGTCAGTAGAGCATTTTTATACTCGTCGGATGCCCGTCCTGCCTTGCTGCCGGGACGTGCGGTCAGCGGTGCTGCAGTCGGCCTGCGCAGGGTGTCCTCCATGCTCTGCAGCTGTTCCAACCGTTCGATTTCCTCACCATAACTCTGGATGTCCTGCACCATTTTGTCGTAGGTCTTGGCATCTGCTGCCGAGATGAGGCCGTTTTCCATGCGGTGGGTCTCCAGAAAGTCCTTGGTATTCTCCCACGCAGTGTTTCTTTTTTCCCGAAGTTCATTGATCGTCATAAAATTCTCCTTAATCTGTAGATATTTTGATTCAAAAGGTGTACTATAAAGTCAGCACTTACGCGCTGTCCTTTTCTCTGGGGTTCGTGGCGGCATCCGTCATCTTGATCATGTTTCCATTGACCAGATAAAGGTCACCGCCCTGCTCTTCAGAAATTTTATCCATATTTTCGAGTTCCCGGATATCATTGGCACTCATCCAGCCGTTTTGTCTGCCGACTGCATAGCCGTTCATCCGACTCTGATAATCGCCGCGCAGCAGTCCGTCCACATTGAACCTGATACTGTATTCCCGTTTTTCCTTTGGGCTGAGCAGCGGTTTCGTCAATGCCTGTTCCCAGCGGCAGACCCACGGGTTCAGGGTGTACTTTACAAATTCCAGTGACTGCTGCTCGATGTTGCTGAAGGTGCTGCGCTCCAAATCACCGATCATGTGCGGCGGCACATGGAAGATACGGGCGATCTCGTCCACTTGAAACTTTCTCGTTTCAAGAAACTGTGCCTGCTCCGGTGGTATTGCGATTGGATTAAACTTCATGCCCTCTTCGAGGACAGCGACACGTCCGCTGTTCCTGCTGCCGCCGTACTGTACCTCCCATGCGGCCCTCAGCTTCTCTGGATTTTTCAGTATCCCCGGATGCTCTAACACACCGGACGGAGCAGCACCGTTCCTAAAAAACGATGCGCCAAAGTCCTCACAGGCGATCGCCATACCAATGGAGTTTCTTGCCATTGCAATCGGACTGTACCCTACCAGACCGTCAAACCCCAATGCCGGGATATGCAGCACATCTTTGGGGCTGAGGTCGACAGTTCCAGCTTTATCCAGATGCGATTCATCTGCTCCAAGCTGATATCGATAATAGATCTGACCGTTTTCATCCCGGTCTACCCTCATACGGTCCGGCATCAAGGGATAGAGGGCTATCACCTGTCCCCGACCATCCCGGATGATTTGTGCATATGCATTTCCCCACAAAAGCAGATGCGTCATGAGCGTTTCCCGAAAAACAAAGCTGGTCATCTCCGGGTTTGGCTCATCATGCAGCAGGAAATACAGCGGATGCTCTACCGCCTTTTCCCTGCTGCCGTTCTTGCCACATTGATACACATGCAGCGGCAGTCCTGCTATGGATTCTGCCAGCACTCTGACGCAGGCATAGACTGCCGATATCTGCATTGCTGACCGCTGGTTTACCATTGCACCGGAGGTCGAACTTCCCAACCGGAACATATAACTGTTGCCGGGCAGTGAATCGTTTACCTTCGTTCCAAACAGTCTGCTAAAAAAGCCCACTGCCTACCACCCCTTTCAAATTTTTATGACCCACAGTTTCATATTTCGCCGTTAGTACCGCATTTTCTTAAAAAAAGATAAAAAGCACATCAAAAACAGCGAAGTGATTTTTTCTGTTCGGATAGTTTTTTGTAGCATATGACGATGGGTACTCATACCGCTTTTTGAAGAAGCAAAAGGACACGAAAACCGCTAAAACTCACGTTTTCCATGCCCTTTGCTATATTCTTAAAGCAGTCAGATGCTGCTCCATTCTCCTATTTCATTTTGCTCCGAAACGGATTAGACCCCCACCCTACCCAATTTTCGAATTTTTATGGAAAAGGGGCCACCGGTCTCCGTATTCTTTTCTCACAGAGATTATGACCGCCCCTCCCCCCGGCGCAGCCGATCAGCCTTTTGCGTATGTCGTAGGACTGCCGAGCATCGGCATGCCCAGTCTGCCATCGATTTGTCGTTGAAAAATCGGAGAATTCTTTTTGATCTTGAACGTCCAGTTCAGAGTGTTGACTTTTTTCGGTCGGAATCCCAGATTCCACATTGCTTCCTTCATCTGGTTGTTCGTGATATAAATTCCGGTACGGTTGTTCAGGATGTGCTTCATTCCATAACTGCTGTGTTCGTCCAGTTTGTTCTTGGCGGGCCAGACGTTCCACTGCAGCCATTCCAGAACGATCTTCTGTTCTTCTTCCGAAAGATCACTAAAATTCGCTGTATCGTTTCCTGTCTCGATCTTGTAGTAGATACGGTCGTTATCAACGTGGCTGATTATGCGGCAAATGCTGCCGCCCTCTTCAAAAGTCATCATAGTGTTTATCTCCTTCTGGCTCATCTAGCCTTAAATCTTCGTTTCGCATATTGAACTTTTTATCCGGCGAAAACGCTTTTTGACTTTCTGTACACCCTTGTGGGGATGACCTGCTTCGCACGGGCCATCTCCGGTCTGGCCTTCCATGATCCTAACGATGCCAACATCATTACCACCGCAATCCCAGGTTTTTACAGGCGTTGGGTGCTTTGGGTCCATCAGCACCGGTCGATTATCAGCATACTCAAAACTCATAGGCAAATCCTTTCTTTCCTCGCTTATTGTGTGTATCCCTGCTTTTCTGGTGCATCCTAGAAAAACACAAAAGCCTTTACAGGGTTTGCCCTGCAAAGGCTTCATCATCTAGTGTTTCTCGGGGTCTTCCCCTACTGCTTTCGCCAGTATAATAATATCATATTTTGCCCGGAACATCCATAAACGCAACGAAACATCGCAGAACATCCATCTCCACTTTGCGTTCCATCAGGCAGGGATTTTTTCTTCTGGTTTTTCCATCAGCTGATATCCCGTGTTCATGAGACGATTGACGTGTTGCTTGGAATAGCACATCTGACGGGCAATGACTGCCGTGCTCTTGTCTTCCAGATAGTACATCTTCAGTGCCAGCCTTACCCTCAGATCCGGGATGACATCGATGGCGCGGTCCGCATCCAGCAGCAAGTCGGCAAGCTGTACTTTTGCTTCTTCCAACATCTGCTCCTTTTCTGCCTTCCGTGCCACGATGCTCTCGAAGCCGGCCTCCGACTTATGAGTTCCACCGCCTGCATGCCCGAATGGACTGTTGACAGCGGTCATCTCATTTTCCAGCCATTCAACATCCCGTTCCAGACACTCGATATATTTCCGCTGGCTTTTAATACCCATCAGGTATTCTTTTGCATTTTTCATCGTACTTTCCCTTTCTGCTCTCCCCCCCCCCATATAGGGAGGTGGAAGATAAGCGATACTGATGTTACTTGTTACTTCTACTATATACATTACATATAGAGCTTTTTATAATCATCCCCTCTTTTAATTATCTATATATAGTGTTGGTATATCTCTCAAAAAAAGCGGTCGAAGTGGTAACATCCCATATTTGCCGTCGATTTCGGCTCCGTTGTTACTTGCGTTACCGAATATTTTGCAGTATCCTTTTGTTATCAGAAAAATTCACTAGCTTTTCTGTATTCATAGGCCCGCTCAATATTAGCGATGATCACCTTTACGCTGCTCTTTCCAACTCGCTGGTTTTCCTGTCTGTTTTCGACATATCCACGATCCTTGAAACCACGGATGCTCTTTTCGTAGGAAAAGCCATTGTCGATCAGCATTTTTCTGAGACAATTCGGCAGGATATAGGTTTTCTTTTCTCCCGGCTCATATCTTCCGAGCAGCGGTTCTCGTGCTACTTCATTAAGATGCTTCACTTCAAAATGCTCCTGATTGGAAGCGATCCATTCCTTTACAGTATCCCATGCACGCTCTACCGCATCTGCCTTCTGCTCTTTTTTCAGTGCTTCCAGCAGTTCAAAGCCCATTTCCCATGCAGAGCCGCATGCTTCCTCACCAGCATTAAAAACAGCCTTTGATGCAATAAAGTCCGCAAAGACAAGCACAGCAACAAATTCCAGATGAATGCTCGTACATTTTTCATAGAGCATCGCGTACATGGAAACAAACTCATCCCGGAAATTTGTATAAGCCTGCCGCAGCTTGCTGGTGCCCTTTTCCAGCTCATATTCATGGAACAGGTAATCCATAAACATTTGCCCTGCAAAGCCGTAGTTCTCCGCTGCTGTCTGATGCACTGTTCTGGCAAAGTCCGTGTCACCGATTGGTGATGCATACAGTTCCATAACACGCGTATTTTCACCGTCCATGGAATTCTGCACCGTGATTGGTTGTTCACCAGTAGACAGAATGGTATTGCACCATGTCTGCATTTTCTGCGTACCTCCGATGCGGTCACCACGCATCTTTCCAATACCATTGCCCAGCATATACATCATGCGAGACAGATTTTCGTGCTTCAAACTGAGCGACTGCAGCTCATCCAGTGCCAGTGGAATGTTCCGCACTGTACCTGCCGTGCGCTCGATGCCGACCGCAGTGCTATTATAGCTCCGCAGCAGTACATTGGGATCGCCGTAGATGGACACTGCTGCCTTCAGCACCGCCGTCTTACCACTGCGAGAGTTTGCCCAGAGGTGGAAGATGAACGGCCGCTGCTGAAGGAGCTGCAGCAGCACAGAAGCGAAGGATGCCGCCAGCATGACCCGTGCAGCCTGCATCGTGCGCAGCGTTGCTGCCATCTCCATCCATTTGTCTTTGTCACCGTGCGGCATAACAGCAGCGATAATCCGATGGCTTTCCTCGCCGGCACCATCATAGGCGGCACGGCTTTCCATGTGGTAAGGGAAGAATTCCCTGTTCTTGACCCAACCCATGCGCTCGATACTGCGGTGCCGCGGAATGAC